GTATATTTTCTCTTTGGTTCATATCTCTTTCAAAAATTTGGTCTCTACCATATCCGCGGTCTAAAGATTGTGTATCAAACTGACCGCCTCCGCCTCCGCCTCCTCCACCGGAATATACTGGTGGTTCTGGTTCCGTGTATGGTGGGTCACCAACAGGTGTTTCAATTGGTAGCTTTGGCAATCGTGGTTCATCTGGTGGAGGTGGTGGGATTTCTTTTTCCAATTCCGTTTCAAACACTAAAGCTTTTTCATCTATTTTTTGTTTTTCTATTGTAACAATTTTTCTTTCAGGAGATGCAGTATCTATTAAAATATCAGTTTCATATCTTTGCATAACCTTACCAACATCATCTAAACTTTCTTCCACCCCAACCCTTTGAGTAACATCCTTCTTTACATCCAATTGAGTTAAATAAAAATCTATTGCTTTTGCTAATAATAGTTTACAATTTTCTTTTATTTCGTTTTTAGATAAATCAAGTTTTGCTTTTGTAGTTAATGGTTTACCATAACTATTACTTCTTATATCAGAATTTCTATTAGTAAAATAATGTCCAGCAGACTCTATAAATTTAATATGTATTTTGCCTACCAAAGATTCAAAATCAGCTATTTTATATTCTGCTCTAAATTTATCAAACCATTCTCTTGAATATTTATTTCTTATAAAATCTGATATTTTTGTAGGTGTTATTTTATCTAAAAAAACAAATGCAGAATTTATTATATCATCTCTAAATTGTTGATTTTGAATAAACATACTATATCTCTTTTCCAATTCAGTATTTACATATCCAGAATTTTTTATAGGAAATAATCTAACTTCAGTACGAGATGGTGATATTTCTGATACCCATAGTTTATCTTGAGGTTGCTCACTTCCAACTCTTTTATTTAATAGAGTTAATTGTGTTTTAAATATACCATTATCGTATCCAGCTTCACTCAATAATCTTTCAACATCTATAAAATATTCAGATGGGAATTGATTTTTTTCAAATAAAGTACCCTCTGCTACTAAAAAATAATCTCGTATACTTTCGGTAGATAATGTTATATATCTAATTAACTTATCATCTTTTTGAGGTAATTGATTATCATTGATATCATATACGATAAATTCAATAGCATCTTTATCCCCAAACCCAAAAAAAGATTGCAGATTTCCTTCCTCAAAAATCTTTCTATCTTTTGAGTTAATTCGGTATCCTTTGTTATCAATTATATCTTTGAATTTTTTTACTGCCATTTTAATTTATTTTAACCCCATTGGTCTCCTCTTTGTTTTTGTAAAGCTACTGGTATATTAAGTGAGCCCACTGCGGATTTGATAATAATATTACCATTATATTCAGTATCACCGGTAAGTCCAAATCCTGCGCTTGGTTTATATCCATCTACTTTTTTATCGATTGTTTCTAATTTAAGTCCTTTATTTTCACCAGGTTTTAATGTTATAGATGATATAGCTTTAAATATACCAGCTATAGCTCCATCTTGAGTAAATGTTAAAGTTACTGGTTTTTTAGTAAAGTTACTAACTCTGAGCTCAGGACCATTGATAAATCTTCCTCTACCATCATCTTTTGCTCTACCTCTAAATGTAATATCAGGATATTGTTTTTCAGAAATATTCACAACTTTGGCTGCGAAATCATCTGATACTTTAAATCCTTCTTGTATTTTAGCAGCTTTTCCAAATAATTCTTCTCTCAATTGCTCCACTTGCTTTTCTAATGTTTGATTTCTTGCAAATAAAGAAACTCTTTGAATCGATTCCGCAGTTGCTTTTTGTATTGAATTTTGAAGTTCAATAATTGTACCAGTAACTTTAGAATTAGCTTGTTGTGTTTGATTTTCAGAAGTTGCAACAACTAAATCTTTTCCATCAATTTGAACTATTAAACTTTGAGTAACTATTTCTAACTCAGTTACCTTTGCTCTTAAATCTAATATATCTGAATTCAATCGTGTTATTATAACATCCCTATTAGCAATCTCAAGTAATGCAGCATCGTAAATTGTTTTTAGAACCATTTCAGGTAAAACCGGAGCTTCTACTGGAATTAATTCTATAATTGTAGTATCTATGGATTTTAATAATTCCGATTCTTTGTATTTCGGTCTTGATAATTTTCCAGAAACAATACCATCTTCAGCGAAAGAACCACTAAATACATGGACACCAAACGAGTTCTTAGTTGTAAGTGCTAATGACCCACTAACTAAAATCTGCCCAACTTTTTTTTCGTTTTTTAATCCAGTTTTTAACATCTTTAATCTTTTACAACATTGAAAGTTAATTCATCATCAAAGTATTGAACATCGCCGTTATTATCAATTTTAAATTCAATCTTATAAACTCTACCAGCTTCCCAATTCGAAAGATTTAAATTTATATAGTTTCCATTAGAATCACAATTTAGTTTTGAGTAATCACTAAATGGTATTATAATATCATTGGAAGCAAAATCTTTTATTTGATAATATGATGTTTGTGGTAGATATTTTATATCGGCGTATCCAAATGTATTTGTAAAAGTTTTTAAGGGATACAATTCTCTCGCAAATATTCGTATAGTTGCAGTTGTTTCTGCTTTATATTCTTTCTTTAAATTGGTAATACCTACTTTAACATCGGATGCTGTCAATTGTGTTAATGAACCCGTTATAAAAGATTGGTCATTCCAACCTATTTTAATTTTTGGTTGGTATATTGTATTGGTTTCTTTAGAAAAGAATTTTAATTGACCGTAATCTTCAGTATCATTTTCTAATGTATCATCAAATTTAATAATAACACCATCGTTTGAAATAGAGCCACTCATCCAACTTTTTAATAATGATTTTACATTTATTTCTATATCAGCTGATTGGTATTCAAAATTTTGTGAAGCACTTACCGATGTAAACCATGTAGCACCTTGACCATTGTTTGGGTTACTATCACTACCACTAGCTAACCCATTTTGTAACCAATCCAATTTAGTATCACCTTCTCTATAATTCCAAGTTACACCTTTAGTTGATACATTATCAAAACGAGTTCCAGTACCCATTTGCCAACTTTGAGATATTGGATATGCGTATAATTCGTACTCCAATGGTAATTCCTCACTCTTTGTTTGTTTTAATATAAGAGTGGCATCTTCTAATTTAATAGTATTGTTTACTAAAGAAGATGATAAAAATCCCACTTCAAATTTTAAAAGAGCACGTGACACATCTTTAATATTACCATAATAAACTTTGCTTATTTCTAATATTTCATCCAATCCAGTGTTTTGGTTGGGTTGTTGTAGATATATCGATGCATCTTTTGATGCTGTTAGGAAATAGTATGCCATTATCTTACTCTGCCTTTTATGTCCGAATCCGGATATTTAATTTCAAAAACCGATGGGTCTAAAGATGGATATACAATCTTATCTTTAGTTGCCGCTTCTATATTATATGAATTTGATGAATATTTTCCACCACATTTATTTGTTACCTTAACCATTGGTACTGACGAAACTCCTTCAACATTTGCTATTAATAATTCAACTTCACTTAAATTTATTGTTTGGTTAAATGTCCAATTATCTACACTAAAATATTGCTTAAGCTCACCTATACATTTTGTAAGAACTTCACTCTTATTATAACTACTAAACACAATTATTTCAAAATCAATTCCAATATTAATTACAAACCCATCTAATAAATTAATACCATCAGTTAATAATCGATACTCATTCATATAAGTTTTTAAATTTTCTTTAACACCTCTATTAAGATTTGTTAAATGACCTATATTATCATACCCCAGCAAATATAAATTTATTGCAAATGGATTGTTTTTTTCATTTTCGTTAGAAGTTTTACCTATTAAAAATTTTGTTATTTGTTCTTTAATAGATTGTTCGGTTGGTTCTTCATCATCTGGCTTAGTTACAAAACTCATAACTAAATCAGTAAATTCTTGTAAATTATTAGGTGATGCCAGAATAGATGACGGTGAGTTATTATCTAATGTACCATCGGCCACTGCAAATGCTTTAGCAGTTGCACCAAATTTTGGTGGCATTGATAATGCTCTAACTTGATAATCATTTGCAGTTACCGCTCTATTTTGTGAACCAAAATTAGCTAATGCGTTTTGTCTTATTTCTTCTAAACTTTCAGCACCCCTTCCACCTGTTGCAGGTACTTCGTTATCAATTGCTATTGAATTTTTTACAGTATTATATATTGCCAATTCAGATGCGTTATATGATTCGGTATCTTCATCAAATTCAATTGTATTAACTCTTGTCAATTCACCAACCGGTATGTTTGAAGCAACTCCACCACCAATCATATACTTTACAGTTATAGTTGTACTAGATGGTGAAGTACCATATGTTTTTGTTTTTAAGAAATTAGTTGGGTCAAATGATTCTTCCAATCTACTAATAGAATTCGGTAATCCTAATCCAACATTTTTAAGGTTTGGAATTAATTGTTCATCCGATGCCGATGAATCACCTGCACCAAATTGTATAGATGTTGTATTGTTTTGATTTACTTTTGATACAAATCTTCTAGCCGTTTTTATTGTTTTTAGTACAAATGGTACAGTTGATTTAAATTGATATAAATCAGGATCATTTACTTCAGTATTGGGTGAATCAACAAATACCATTTCTTGTGCAAGATATGGTACTTCATACCATTTGTTTCCATTGGAATCTCTACAATCGTAAATTTGAATTATATTAGTTTCAGGTAAATCTATTTTTTGAAAAGGTGAGTATGAATCAAATACTACTTCGGTTTGTATTAATTCACCTGATAACGCTTGTACATATTTTTTAATTAAATAAAATAATGGTTCTCCCGTATTTGCATCTCTTTGATATATTGTTATTTCTCTATTACTTTCATCTGAAAAATCTACTATATCTGTTGTTCTGAAAATTATACCAGCACTTATTGATTTACTCAACATTCCTTCTTTTATTCTTAAATAATATTTTTCATCTGGTTTGTTATTAATACCAACTCCGATTGATGGAACTAATTGATATACACTCAATGTTGTTATAGCAGGTGCAGTTACTTTAGGTCTATATCCCAAATATTGTGATAATGCCAGAACACTTTGAGGGTCTTCTGCATAGGTCATTAATGACTCTTTTAACGTATCATCGATATAATATGATAATGAATCTCCTATATAAGATGCCATTTCAATGAACATCATACCAGGAGATGATTCGTTAAAATCAGAATATGTTTTTGGAAAATAAGTTTTTGCAAATTCAATTAAGTTGTTTCTGAATGAAGCAAAATCTTTATTAAGATATTTTATATCTTTTCCTTTATTTTTAAAATTTCTATTTGTAATTGTTACTGACATATTCTATTATATTATACACCTACATTAAAGGTGACTGTATTTAAATCTGGATTTCCTAAAACTCTAAATTTAATTGATACATTTACTGTGTTATTATCTTTATCTAAATCAGTTGCTCCTATATCAATTTGGTCAACACTTATATATGGTAACCAATTTTCTAAAGCCAATGTAACGGTATCTTCTATCTTTTCGGCTAACGCATCATCATTAAATTCGAATAATAATTCTTGAAGACCACTACCAAAATTAGGTTGCATTATTCTTTCACCTTTTTTTGTTAATAATAGATTTTTTATATTAGAACTAGCCTGTTCGGCCGTTTTAAAACTTTGATTGAACGCAGTATTTCCAATTTGGATTGGCAAAGTTATACCTATCGCAAAATCATCAAATTTTTTCGTATCTTGTACTAACTTTTGTCCTAATACAATTGCCATTATTACTTCTTAAATCTTTTAACCAATTCTGAATAATCTCTATTCAACGCTTTATCTATTTCAGCTACTCCCGTATTTACACCTAATCCAGTTGGCTGAGGTCCTTTAGCCATTTCACCATAACCCATTTTTTCAGCCAATGCAGTTTTACCTACAATCGAACCCATATCACCTTGTCCAAAGTTCATTGTTCTAAATCCACCATCTCCTTGTGGAATTCCACCACGTGTTTCATTAAGGATTTGGTTAATCATTGGATTTTTACTAAATTGTTTTTGTGGTACTAAATTATTAGATATTGATTCTTCAATAATAGCATCTTCCATCATAGCCTTAGCCATTGATAATCCCGTATTTTTTGGTTTAGCAGGTTGTTTATTTTCTGCTATTAGTTTTTTTACTTCAGCTCTTACAGTTTCCTTAATTAATGCAGGCAATTGCTCTTTAAGCTCCTCTTTAATAAGAATCTGAATAGCTTTTAATAGTTTGTCCGTATCCATACTTTATTATTTGTTATGTTTATAAATATTTGAATTGTTATTTTTGAAAATTATAGTTCGTAAACTATATATTATGCTTGTCTTTGTTCAAGTGTCAATGTATAGAATCCCCAATATTCCCAATGCCATGCTTCATCCATACCTCTACCATCTGCCAATCTATATGGATTGTACCATCCGTATTTAGGACCATTTCTAGCTAACCATTGATATATTTTAGAATTTTCTCTTGTATATCTAGCTGGTGCCGGTGTTGCTCTCCCAACTCCCAACGTATTCGCTTTCGCTTCTTGCATACCAGCTACCTCTCCAAAATCAGTACATAGTCCCCATCCATGAGGTGAACCTCCAGGTTTAGCTGCACTACCTGGTCCGTATTTTGCATAGCAGGCTACTTGTCCTGCATAATCCCTATACGTTGATGATACTCTCCATTTAATACCTTCTTTTTTCGCCTGTGCTATTAATTTATTGTACATTTTTGCAGCTTCAATATGTAATATTCCTCCTCCGTATGATGCATCAATGCTTCCCAATTTTTCTCTTGGAATTTTACCATTCCCAAAACTTGCTAAACCAGGTGGAATTGGAGGTGCTGTTGCTCCTACATTCGAAGTTATTCTTGGTCCTTTGATATCTGTAATAGGTGCATTAGTTGGGTCAAGACCACCCGATGCACCATCAGAAGTGGGAGGAGGGGTACGTTGGTCAATTGGAGTTGATGTATCAATTGGAATTGGTGCGGGCTGTGGTGGTATGACTTGCGGGGTATCTATTGGGTCTACTCCACTAATTTCTGCTTCTTGAGGCGAGCTGTTAAAAAATGATGATTCTTCTTCTTCTAATTCTTGCGGGTCATCCGTTTCCTCATCTTGCGGAATTTCTCCTAATATTTCTTTAGTTTCACCCAATTCTGTATCAGGCATATCATCATTCTCAGTTTCACCTTCTCTTAAATCAACTTCGTCAGACCCATTTAAAGATGGAGTGGAAGCTTGTACAATATATCCAGACCAATTTGCTATTCCAGGCGCTGGAGTGTTTAATGGTGGATATGTAGATATAGTAGTTACAATACCACTAACGGTACTCAAATGTTGTTGAGCATATCGTATAAACTCATCAATTATTAGTTTATGATTTTTAGTTGGTTGTATAGCTCCCATATTACGCTTGTCTTTGTTCTTTGGTTAATGTGTAAAATCCCCAATATTCCCAATGCCATGCTTCATCCATACCTCTGCCGTCCGCTAACCTATATGGATTATACCATCCATATTTGGGTGCATTTCTAGCTAACCATTGATATATTTTAGAATTTTCTCTTGTGTATCTGGCTGGAGCCGCTGTGGCTCTATTCACGCCTAATGCGTTTGCTCTAGCTTCTTGCATACCAGCTACCTCTCCAAAATCGGTTGATAAACCCCATCCATGTGGCGAACCTCCAGGTTTAGCTGCACTACCTGCTCCATATTTTGCATAGCAGGCTACTTGTCCTGCATAATCTCTATACGTTGATGATACTCTCCACTTAATACCTTCTTTTTTAGCTTGAGCTATTAATTTGTTATACATTTTTGCAGCTTCAATATGTAATATTCCCCCACCATATGATGCGTCTATACTTCCTAATTTATCTCTTGGAATTTTACCATTTCCAAAAACCGCTAAACCAGGAGGAGGTGGAGGTGCAGTTGCTCCTACATTTGAAGTTATTCTTGGTCCTTTGATATCGGCAATGGGTGCATTAGTTGGGTCAAGACCGCCGGAATTGTCGCCACCAGAAGTGGGCGGTGGGGTACGTTGGTCAATTGGAGTTGAAGTATCTATTGGTATTGGCGCAGGTTGTGGTGGTATGACCTGTGGATTATCAATTGGGTCTACTCCACTAATTTCTACTTCTTCAGCTTGTGTATTAAAAAATGATGATTCTTCTTCCTCTAATTCCTGAGGGTCATCAGTCTCCTCATCCTGTGGTATTTCACCTAATATTTCTTTAGTTTCACCCAATTCCGTGTCAGGCATATCATCATTCTCCGTTTCGCCCTCTCTTAAATCAGGTTCACTACCGGCTCCTAAACTTGGTTGTTGCCATTGGCCACTATTAGTACATACGATGGATACAATTTGAACATTTTGAACTGCTCCAGTAGCAGGTGGTGTTGTTGGTGGAGATATTACGGATGATGGGTCTAACTGAGCCCCAGCCCAATAAGCTAAAACTCCTTTCCCCATTTCACCAACCAAATCGTATGGTTCTTTTTGTGATACGCCACTATCTAATGCTGATTTGATTAGTAGTTTCAAAGATTGTACATTTCCTGTTTTCATCTTTGATTGGAATAAAATATCACTACCTCTTTTTATTGCAGCATCATATTCGGTTGCGTATAAATCCGCAATCGTATCCGTTGTACTTATAGATTCTGGATTTGTTACTACTCTTAAAATATTTTGTTTAAATACATCCCAAGACATTTTTAAGAAGTTTTATTTAATTCACTTAATACAGATTTTAATTTAGATTTTATCGTATTAAAAGATGGTGCGTTTACAGGTCCGGTTGCCGATGGTCCTGATGGTGTTAGGAATTGTTGTGCTACTATGGCATCTATTAATTCTCCCATTAACGTAACCCAACTATCGCCTTTTACCAATGGTTCTAATTTAGTATTACCTAAATTTATTTTACCATTTGATGTATTAAAATTAATATCTCTATCTGCTGCAGTTACATTTATATTATCACCAACAGTAATATCAATTCCCAATTTATTATCAATTGACATGGCTCCATCTGATATAAACCCATAATTCTTTTTTGAAAAGAATATCATTTCTGCATTCTTTGATGAAATTATAACTCTACCCGAATTAATTAAAATCTGGTCTCCTATTAATTTAGATGGGAAAGCTTTAAACGAATTAGGTTTAGTTTCAAAATCAGATGAACCTTTATCTGATATTGTACCAGGTTGAAATGGTAGTTGATATTGATTAGAACCCAAAACAATTACACTACTATCTCTATTTATATCTTCTTCAGTTGGTAGTTTTATTAATTGTTTTTTTGATTCAGCATTTTCATTATTTCTAATTATTATAGTTGGAGAAAATATTTTTTCAGAATTATTAAAAGCAGAAAATCTTACAGATTGCCCAAACCTAGTCTCAATTAAACTATCGCCTTCATATAATTTTAATTTATGTATTCCAGGTTCTTCTTGAAAATATTCACCGAATTTATCGTATTTAGATGATTCATTGACATTAGTCATTGTAGTTCCTGTTTCTTGAACTGTTTTGTAATTTTTATTTACATCAGTAGCTTGTTGTACAGGTGGGAATAACTCCGATATTACTGTTTTTTTACTATCTATATTTGGACTCTTTTCTAAACCAATTCTCCTATAATATGATACACCGCTATTTTGAAGTATTTCAACCGATTCGTTTACTAATGGTAATGTTTTAAAATTTTTATCGTAAGGAAACGCTACAGGTAATGAAGCATCATCAGTACTTGGCTGACCTGTGATTCTATATTGAATCGCTCCCATATAAGCTGCTTCTCCTTGCTTTTCTATTTGTTCTTTACTAACACTTCCTTTTAAATACGGATGGTTTTCATCTAATATAACAGAATAAACAATACCAAACCCCATTGGTTGTTTAGTTCCTGCACTTTGTACGGAACTGACAGAACTTTGTGAATTATCTAATGACATTTTATTTCATTTTTTGTTTTAATTCATCCAATTCAAATTCCAAATCATCAACTCTTTCAACTTGCTCTTTGGTTTCATCTAATTCTCTAAGTAATTGATTCTTTTCAAATTCAGTTAAGAAACCATCTTGCCCTTCGGTTTTCTTTTCAGATGCTATAATCTTAGTTGCGATTGTTGCTAATTTAACTAATTGGTCATCATTCTTTACCGAACTATCAATTAGTGAAGATAATATAGGTCCTACACTTGCCACATCACCAGCATGCTTAATCATCTTTTTAAGTTCTTCTATTAAAGCAGATATTTTTGCTTTTTTGGATAATTGGTTGTTATATATATCCTCAAATAGAGAACTTAGATTCTTTCCTTTAAATAATTCGAATTCTGTTGACATATTAATATATTTACATTTTGTATGTATATAAATATGGTTCTATTAAAATGTTGAAATTAAACTGGGATTACTTCAATTGTAATCTTTGGTTGATATCCTTCAGGCAGTGTCCTATTAATACCTTTGAATTCATTTACCTTACCTTTAAAGTAAGTTATTTGTAATATTCTATCCGTTAGATTCATTACAGTTTGAGATGATGTAGACATTTCTTCTGTATCTCTTTTCATATTCAATTGAGGTTTGGTTGGGAAGTATTCTTTTCTCATAGCTTGTGCTATTTCTTTCCAATCTTCTACTTTATCAACTGATTTCTCTGCTGATATCTTTCTCAATTTTGAACTTAGATATTTCTCACCACTTGTATATCCAGCATCGGTGAACATGTGTCCGTGATTTGTACGAACAACAGGTGATTCGGAGTTTTGAAGTTTAACATCCGGCTTATGCTTTGATGTAGTTTCAATACTAACCATATGTTTTGTA